TCTTGGTCATGAACATGTAAAATGTCCTTGTGTAGGTTGTAAAGCTCCTATAATGATGCAACAAACTCTAGGAATTGGTAAGTGTCAACCAAATACTAATGTCTAATTAATAAATAATATAATGGCGTGTCAAAAATCTGGCCAAGATGTTTTTGTAGCTGTATTAGTTCTAACTATTATTATATTTGCATTTGGTTCAACTTTTTATGGATTATTTAGATATACACTCAATTTAGAAGATGATAAATATATTAATAGAGATCATTTACTTTTAGCTGGAAATATTTTACAAGTTGTTTCATTAGGCGGTGCTATGTATTTTTTAAATAGCGTTGAAAATGGTCCTGTTAAATTAGGTATGATAGTAACAATGTTTATATTATTAGTTATAATCTTATACTTATCAAATTATGACGTGAACGATAAACAAGTAGATAGTGCAGCAGCTGGATGGGCAGGAATGATTCTATTAATTATTGATTTATATGTTAAAGTTACAGCTGTATTTATGGGATTTGGTGTTTGTTCTGTAGATGAAATGCCTAAATTACTTGGAGGAATGATGAAAACTTTAATGGGTGCATCAAAAAAACGCTAATTTCTTTTTATTAATGTAAAGATGGGAACCTTTATGTATTCTGTATTTACAGCATTAGGTGTATGCTTAATTGGTGGTGGTCTAGCATTACAAATTTTGTATATTGAAAATTATCAAAATGATTTCCAAAATTATGTTCCTCATCAATTTGCTTCTATAATTCTAAATACTTTAGTTGTGTGTTATTTATTATTTAGTTTAATGTATTATAGATCTTATTCAAGTGATATGAGTATGGCTGCAGCTGTACTAAGTTTATTAATTGGTTTAGCTATGGAAATTTTTTCTACTCAATTTGATGAATCTCCTGCTTATCAAGGATTATCTTATACATTTGCTATTCTAAATGCTTTGGTAAGATTATATATTTTAATTACGGTAAGATGTGGATCAGCAACATCGTCTATTCCTGAACTAATTAAACAATTAAGTAAAGAAGTAAAAAATTCAGGACAATCGGCAGATAATGTTGCAAGAGCTGTTAAAGCTGATTTAGGTGCTCAATCATCTGATGTTCCGGATCCTTCGCAATTATGGAACAAAGTTCAATCTATGGCAGGAGCAGATTTCAAGAAAATTTCAGATCCTGAATTAGCTAAATCAATAAAAGATCAAATTCAAAAAGCTTTAGGTCTTCCTCCAAGAGACATGTCTAAAGGTGGAAGACGTCGTTAACAATTTTAATATTTAAATATTATGTATAATAAAAACATGTCTGAAGATAATTTTGATGTTTATGATGATGAAGGTAAAACGATTGATTATCTAGAAGAAGATACTGAAATTCCTACTCAAAGATATGGAATTGTATCTTTTATTTCACCCGAAAAAGTAATTAAACAAAAAAATGCCTTTCTAAATGAAAAATTCATTCAATGGCTAGATTATGATTGGAAAGTTAAAGGTATGGAAAAACTCATGGATTTCTTATCAAAGAAATATTCTCTTAAAATTGACGATCTTCTAAAAGATATGCAAGAATTCACGAAAATTCATAATGATGATATTAAACAAACTGATGTTATGGAACAATATCAAGTTTTTCTTCTAAAAAATGAAAAAGATTTGGATAATGAATTCACTGAAAAGGTTAAATTCCGTACAAATGTACGTGGCGTAAAAATTCGTCGTGTGTTTGCGAATCTAGAAGAAGCTCAAATGTTCTGCAAAGTTCTTCAACGTAAATACCCTAGAGATAATCTTTACCTCGGTAAAGTTGGATGCTGGCTACCTTGGGATCCTTCTGAACATATTATGCCCGATGTTGAATATGCCGAAAAAGAATTGAATGAACTTATGCGCAAATATAAAGAAAATGAAGTCAATAAAGATATCTTTTTCGAAGAACGTAAGAAAGAAAAGATGGAAGAACAAAAGAAAGAAAACGCTAAACGTAAACAAGCGCTTGCAGATAAAGGAGAGGTCGATCTCTCGGATATTCGTAAAGCTCTTGAAGATTCACCTGTCCATCCTACCGAAGGAGGAATTCGTGAGTAATATAATAAATGGCAACACGTGACGGTAAACCATATGATTGGCAACCTGAAACAAACGCTCCTGCTTATGTTAAAAGAGCATTTGGGGAAGAAACAGGATTTAACCCAAAAAAAGGTTCCCCCGAGTTTAAACCCGGTTCTACTGAAAAAAAAGGTTCCCCCGAGTTTAAACCCGATTCTACTGAAAAAAAAGATCCTACACCTGCAGAAGCATTTGGTAAAAAAAAAGGTGGCCGTTCTCGTCGTCGTAAAACTTTAAAAAAGAAAACTTTAAAACGTCGTAAAGCTTTAAAGAAAAAATCTTCTAGACGTTCTTAACCTTGTTTCTTTACCCATACAGTTGTAGCAGATTTCTTTTGTAATTTTGTAGCATCAAAATCATCACCCGATAACATCGTTGACGAAAAGGATTGATTACCTTGCCATAATGAATCGTCGCATAATTTAAATCCCTGGTGATCACTTGCTTTATACCAGAACACCTGATCATCTAATTTATTTGATTGAACGCCGTTGGCAATAACAAGACATTCATATTTTTCTGTACATTGATCCATAAATTGACAAAACATATCAAATGTTGGAAACATGCCTGCATAATTATCATAAATTCTTTTACGATTGGAAATGTTATTTTCTCGTAAAATGAAAACAAAATCTATATTTGTTCTTAAATTTGGAGGTACACCAAGAGGATATTGCATAGTAATTAATGTTACCATATCAATGTGACGACCATTCATAAAAATATAGCGAGTAGATTCTTCATTAATCCACGTTTTATCATATAAACAATCATCTAAAATTAAAAACGCTCTTGTATATATACTTGAATTACCACCACTTCTATTTTTATCTCCATTACGTGCTGTTTTAGCACCTAATTGCCTTTTTATTACACCCATAACTATTTCAGGCTGATATTTATCATGAATTAATTTTGATGGAACCATGTGCTGAAAAAATTCATTCGCAACCTCAGTTCCTGATATAACAGTTCCAATAGGAAATGCAGATTGAGTATTACATAAAATATCACGAACTAAGAATGATTTTCCAGTATCTTTTTTACCAATAATAACTATCATTGGAGATTTTCTTGAATCCATCTCACATCTATCTCTTAAAGTTTCAATATTAAACTTTTTGATTTGAAAGTTCATCTTATTAATAGTGCG